GGCTTTTCAACAGATCGTTCAAGGCCTTGATCTTGGATGCCCCGAGCCGCTCCGAAGCGTTTACTTCCGGATCTTCTTCGCAATACCACGGCACCGACTGGACACTGGACGCGATGAATTTGGTGATTCTGTATAACTGCGGGGATTCCCGCTGCGCCACGTCGGCGGTGACGATGGCCTGCGTCGAGAGGAAGCGAACCGATTGTCCGCCCATGATGAAGATGGGCGAGTTCGGCTCCTCAATATCGGTGCGCTCCGGTTTGCGCTTGGTGAAGAACTCGATGAGGCCCATCAGTGCAACTGCTTTTGTGCGTTGATGACCGGGACTTCACGCCGCTGCGTGTCGAGCATGCAGGCCAGCGCCGCCATCGCACGATAGATGTCGATCACGGCATCCGGCCCGGCCTCTTTCGGGTTTTGGCAATAGTGATCGGCCGCCTTGTTGCAAGCGGCCGCCAGTCGCTGGAGATCGTCGCTCATCAGACCTGACGGCGAACCACAGCATTGCGCCGGGCGGCAAGAGCACTGGCCTGTACGATCTTGGGCGGCGCGTCTTGTGGCGCATGCATGGTGCGTGTGGGCGCAACACGCGTCTGTGGCGCGTGCTGACTCTGCCGGCCTGACGTCACCGGTCTTGCGTAAGTTTTGCCGCCGCAGCCGCAGCCCATTGATGGCTCCTACCAGAGTTTCAGTTTCAGGACGCCGCCGGTATCGTCATCATCGAGCGCGGTGTCGTTGGCGACGTCCTCAGTGGCGTAACGAGTCGCATCCCAGCCGTGATTGAAGGCATCGACCGGCGTTGAGAGAGCCTGATTGGTCAGCTTGTCGGTCATCCAGCTGTAGAGATGCGCCTCTTCCTGCATCTTCTCACAGTTCGGATCAATGATGATCTCGTAGCCTTGCAGCCAAAGAATGCCGGACTTGACCGAGCCGGGGCCCTTCTTGGCGGGTTGGGCATTGATGCCGCGTGATTGCAGAAACTCGATGGTGCCGGGCTGGCTGGAGTCACACTTGACCTGATCGCCATCGACGCGCGTCACCGAGCGCACCATGTGCGGCAGCTGATCCATCGTCACCCGGCCGCAGGCTTCGTTGGCGATGTAGATTTGTTTTTCGGCGGGGAAGACGAACACCTTCACCACGAAAGAAGGATCGCTGCCAAAACCAAAGTCCATACCGTAATAAGGAGGCATATCAGCAGGAACGTCGGGCCGCCCGACTCGGACGTTAGTAAATACCTTGGTCTCATAAGAGACATCGTATTCACCCTCCCACACGTGCATGTAGCGAGCGTGGTTGCCGGCCTTGAGCACCGCCATCTCGTTCGGCATCTCGGTGTTTTCGAAGAACGGATTATCGCGGTAGGAGACCTGCGTGACGATGCTGCGTGGCGGAGGCGGGCCCTCACGGAAGTAGCGGTCGACCGGATCGGTGGGCTTTTCCGGATTCCACGTCCAGATCAGCTCCGAGCCGGCGGCACGCACGGTCGGCAGCAGGATCTCCATTGATTTGGCCGAGATGGTCTTGGCCTCCTCGATCCAGACGATGTCGGCGCCTTCCAGCGAGCGAATGGATTCGATGTTGCGCTCAAGGCCGACGAAGATGAACTGGGTTTTCGTGCCATCATGAATGATGTAGCGATCCGTGATGGTGTACTGGTTGGCCATGCCGAGGGAACGAATCCGTTTCTCGATCAGTTCTTTGGACGAGTCGCGGATCGAGTTCTGGAATTGGCGAGCGCAGACGATGCGCTTTCGTTGCTGAGATCCCCGAATCGGCAAATACGTGGCTACTGACCAGCTCTTGGCCGATCCGCGACCGCCATGCAGCGCCTTGTGGCGGATGTTCTCAGCAAACAGCGTATCGATGAACTTCTGCCCGAGCTTGGCCTCGGCCGCAGCCTTGCGGCCGGCGGCGATGGCCGAGGCACTCTTGGCACGCGCGCCGTTTACCTTGCGCTCAGCCAGACCAGCGTAAACGTCAACAGACATAGACCAAACCCAAAGATGATACCGAGGGTGATGCCGCGAAAGAGAGCGCAGCACGGACAGCTGGTCCACAGGAAGGCAGCAAAGCGTGCGGTCCAGTGTTGTTCATTCTGGCACCAGCTGGGAGTGACGGTGACCGAAGCCCATGCGAGTGCGTTGGAAAGCCAATTGTCTTCCCAATCGGGGATCTCGCCGTCGTGATCGACATCGGCGTCAGGATCGGGCCGATACCGAAAGGGCGAGGTCAATTGTCAATCACCATGTTGTCTTGGGCGGCGATCTCTTTGGGTAGGAAAGTGCCACTCGGGATACCGACGATGTTCACGGTCTCGACGAAGACCGGACGGCCGTTGTTGCCGCTGTCGTCGGGCATGTCGGCCCGGTTGAGGCCGTAGCCGCGATGACGATGGACGGTCGAGAGGTAGTAGAGGATGCAGCGGACGTCGCCGGCCTCGATGGCTTCAAACAGTTTCTTCTCGGCCTTGTCGCCCATCGCATCGCGGGCGTGGGAGAGTGCCTCGACGCAGACGTCGTGCTTCTCGATGTAGCGCAACAGCGTGGAGCGCGGGATCTTCAGGGAGCGGACCACCTGTGTGAGCAGGCCACGCTCCTTCAGGATCATGGTGGCGACCTTGTGCGGCGTGATATCATGCCGCTCTTCGGTCTTTTGCAGGGCCCTTGCCGCCAGCTCTTCTTGGGTGAGCTTGGGCTTCTCCGGTTTGACGATTCTTTGGCCGTTCTTGCCGTAGCCCGGCTTGTAGCGAGCTTTGGGTCGTGTGGATTTTTTCGGCATGTCCCTGACTCGGCCCGGCGAATGCCGTCCGCAATGCCTCCCGTGGAGATCTTCGCCGACACCCGGTCAAGGCGAAACCTGATCTGGTAGGGATTGAGACGGGAACCTACAGCTGCTGGTGACGGTCGGTCAAGCCGAGACCATCTTGGTGCTATCGACCCGGGCGCGGGCGCCGCCGAACAGCGGGGTGATCACATCGACCATGCCGGCGGTCGAGGCGTCGGAAGCGAGCACCGAGCGCACCATGGCGAGCACGCCATAGGTGAAGGTGACGGCGTCGCCCTTGTGCAGGATCTCATCGAACAAGCCATTGATTTCAGCCTGCTTTACCGCCTCGATGGCCTTGCAAGGAGCACGCCATGGGCGGCCGTCAGCGTCGGCGAGGAGATGGTTGTTGCGGGAGATGCCGCGGGCGAGACGGATCGAGGGATGATGCGCATCGGCGTAGCGCACGAACAAATAGCGCGGAAACAGCGGATAGTGGCGCATCACGAACTGGCCGTGGCGCAGGTGCTGGCGTTTCTTGAACTGGGGCAAATAAGCGATGAGGCCGAACCGTTGCAGTTCGGTGTGGGCAAGATATTCGGAGGCCGACTCGGTGATCAACGCCGCATAGTCGGATCGCGCCATGCCTGAGTCTCCCGCGTGCCCGGGAGTGTCATAGGTTAGGTCTTTGGTTTAAGTCGAGTATTCTTTCGTGTCGGGCCGAAGAATTTGGCCTGCGGGATCTGGTATTCCACTGCCAGCCGCAACAGCCGGGCGAGCGGGCCGGGGACGCTGAGCGTGCCGTACCAGTAGCGTTGGCAGGTGCGCCACGAGAGGCCGAAGGCCTTGGCGGCCATCAGGCTGTCGGTGATCTGGAGCTTGGCGCAGAGGGTCTGGAATTCAGCTTGGGACATCGGTGCGTAGTCGGCGGTGGTGCCTTTGAAGGTGGTGGCCCAGTTGAGGGTGCCGCGTTTGGAGAGGCGCATGGTTGGATACCTTCTCGTTCAATGAACGAGATCATACCGTCAGGATGACGGAAAACAACTTGACACGGATCGTGGTATCATTATTTAGAGGATATGAAAAACTTTCTCAAGTCATTGGCGCTGGCCATCGGATCGCTGGTATCAGGGCCGCTGTCGGATTTTGCCGATGCCGCCGCGGTGAGGGTCATCGATGGCGACACTGTGGTGATCGAACGAACGGTGGTGCGGCTGGAGGGAATCGACACGCCGGAGACGTGGCGCTGGCGCTGTAGCGCCGAGCAGGTGCTCGGGCTGAAAGCCAAGGCACGGCTGGAGGTGCTGCTCGACGGCCGGGATGTCACGTTTGTCGGTGGACGGCGGGACCGCTGGGGACGGACGCTGGGTACGGTGTACGCCGATGGCGAGGACGTGGCCGAGCGACTGATCGCGGAAGGATTGGCGATCCGGTGGAAGAGCGGGCCCAAGGCGAAGGCGGAACGATTGGCGATCTGGTGTCCGGCAGGATGACGGAAGATAATACTAGCAAAAAAGAAGATCGTCTGTCAGGATGACGGAAGCTTGCAGACCCAAAATAAAACCGTCCGTCAGGATGACGGAGGTTTCTAATCCCTCAACTAAGAAAGACCACCCCGGGTTGCAAAAATGCAACACTGTTGCCGTTTTGCCCGCCCGCGTTAAACGCGTTGCCGCGGCCGTAGGCGCGGCCGCTGCGCGGCCGCGCCTACCCTAGCCGCTGCGCTGCGCGGCCGCTTGTGCGGCCGCGCAGCGCAGCGCAGCGCAGAGCGCAGCGCAGAGCGCAGCGCAGCAGCGCAGCAGCGCAGCGCAGCAGCGCAGCGCAGCAGCGCAGCGCAACGCAGAGCGCAGCGCAGCAGCGCAGCGCAGCAGCGCAGCAGCGCAGCAGCGCAGCAGCGCAGCAGCGCAGCAGCGCAGCGCAAAGCGCAGCACAACGCACAACGCCGGCCGCGGAAGCGGCCGGCGTCTAGGGCAGGAGATTCGGCGCCGTCAAAGCGGCCGATATTCCCGCGTCAAGCAAAACGAAAAACAAAAGCGGCCGATTTTAAAAAACCGTATGCCGCCTACGCGCCGCGTGCAGATGTTGAACATGTGGCAGGTTCCTCACATTAAGGCCGGCGCCCAGAGGCGCCGGCCGGTTAAGCTAGCCGCGCAATCCGGCGCGGGAGGCGAGAAAATCAATGTAGCAATCGGTTACCTTGTCACCATGGTAACCGTCGAGCGCAACGGTTCCGGGATTCTCCCGCAAAAACCAAGTCACATTCTGCGCGGTGCAGATTCCAGCACACTTGTAAATGTGCGGGAAAGCAGGGAGCGGACGATAAAAATACAGGTCAGTCATGGCAGGTTCCTTTCGATGAGGCCGGACGCGTCGCGCCGGCACCCCATACATAGGGACCGGCCAAACCAAAGTCAACGGTTATTTTTCAAAAGAATTGGCCGGCGCCCGTGGGGCGCCGGCCGGCCGCGTTAGTTGATTGTGACTCCTTTCAATTCGCCCATGCGGGTCGCGAGCGTCCAGAGTGCACGGTTCAGCTTGATATCCTGATCAATGCCGTTGACCGCGCGCATGCTCACGCGCCGGCGCCGGCCGTTAGTCGCGTCGACTCGCACGGCACGCAAACCGCCGCGCATCAGGTTCTCTTGCAGCACGTTGAAGTTAGTCCAGAGGTTATCACGTGCCGCGTCTTCCGTGCGGCGCGCCGTCAAAAGTTGCTGCGCCGTGATAGGCGTGTCCACATTGCCTTCGGCATCGCCGAAACGGATCATGCGTGCCGCTTCAGCCATCGCCAGCGACTCGTCGCGGTCAAGCTTGACTTGGGCCCATTGCGCGGGAGCGGCCAAAGCAAGCTTTGCGTTTTCCACAACCGAAAATGTGCCTTCGATAACCTTTCCGACAACGTCTTTGCCAGTGTGGCGCACCTTGACGGAATCGATGCTGCCAACGTTGGCCACCATCGAATTCAGGCACGCAATCCGGAAGAGTCCGGCAAACAGGTCATAAACGCTGGTACCGTCGTTCGCATTCTTGAGCAACATTTCCGCGACAGTATCGCCGACCGCATAGGACGCGTCGGAGTCCATCTTGCGAATCCGCAAAAGGTGCTTTGTGTAAGGCGCCTTGCCTTCGACGCGGGTCAAGCTTTGCTTGGCGCCAACGACTCCAAAACCTTCCTTGGCAAGGCCGCGGACAATCTCAATCGTGGGAATCGGCGCGAAACGATCCGAGCGCGACTCATGCGCCGTCGTAGCGAAAACCGACGGGGCAAGCTTGAACAGTTCATCTTCCGTCAAGGCGCGGCCGGTATCGAAACGGGCCGTTTGAGCATAGAGAGTCATGGCAGGTTCCTCATGTGATGGACTTACCCGGCTAGCCCGGCGCCTCACAATCCGCAAGATAAGGCCGGCCGTTTTCAAAGTCAATTGCTATTTGTCAAATAATTTGTGATACCAAAGTATAACGCAAATAACCGTTGACGTTAGCCGGACGGCATGCCACATATCAGCGGCCGGCGCATGGTGCGCCGTGAGGAACCTGCCATGACTCTCCAGACTCAACGTGAAATCTATAACCGCACAACGCCAGTGCTTGGTGCGTTTGCCGTCGCTTTTGTTGCCGGGACGGTTTTTACCGGGTGGCTCATCAAAACGCCGGCCAAGGCAACGGCGCCGGCGCCTACCGCAACCGTTGTGACAATCGACTCGGCCGCAATCACGGCCGCGGTAAAAGCGGCTTTTCCGGCGCCGGCGCCGGTTGTGACTCCGGCCAAAGCGGCGCCGGCCGTCGCGGCGCCGGCCAAGGTAAAGCGCAAAGCAAAAGCGAAGTCCGCGCCAGTCATATTGCGGACCGTCTACTTTGTGGCGCCGCGGTGCGGCTGTTCAATCTAAAAATATTTGCCAAACGCCTATTGACTTTAAGCTAGGCGCAGAATACCTAAGAGTCACGGCCGGCGCATGGTGCGCCGGCCGCTTTTGAGGAACCTGCCATGAATGCTCTTGTGACCCTTACCATTGCCGATATGACGCCGGCGCAAATCGTCGACGCGTATGGCATTGCCTCCGCGCATGCGGCCGACGCGGCCAAGCGAAAGGAAGAATTGCGCTTGGCAATTCTCGCGTTCGGCGACGGCGCCTATGACGGGTCGCGTTACCGCGCCACGGTTGCCACGGCGCCGGTATCGCGAATCTCGCCCGATTTGGTCCGCGAATTACTATCGGCCGATGACGTCGCGTTAGTCACGGTTGCCAAGCCCGAAACGCGGGTGCGGTGCGTGGCGCGCCACTAAGGATCCGGCGCCGGCCGACAGGCCGGCGCCACCCGGTTCCGGCCTGCCGTTCCGGCAGGTTCCGCGGCCGGCGAGCGGCCGGCGGTACGTCAGCACCGCCGGCCGGACGGCCCGGCGCCCGGGTCCGCGTGCGAGCACGGCGGCGGCGCCGGGCCGCGTCGATTGGGCCGGGCCGGAAACGCATTCTGGTGGCCGCTGGTGCGTTTTGCGCCATGGGATGGCCCCAAAGGGCCGAGAGGACACGCCAACGCGCCAGCGCCGGCAAAATACTGGGTCCGCAACGGACCCAGTATTTTGCCGGCGCTGGCGCATTGCCGCTAGGGCAGGGAACGGCGCCCGCCGGAAACCTGCCAAGGCGACAGCGGGCGCCGCGGCACGCGGCCGATGCCATGGAGATGGTCCGGCCGGCGCCTAGCTCAGCCTATACGCGAGCAATGACCGCGCGAGCAATAACGCGGGCATTGATCAACGCGAGCAATGACCCGCGCGGGCAATGATATCACGCGAGCAATGACTCACGCGGGCATTGATCCAACGCGAGCAATAACAGCCAGCTCCGGCTTGGCCAGTGCGATTCGCCGTAGTGCACCAGATAATCCGGACCGAGCACCTCACGCGAGCAATAAGCCGCTCCGCCGTCCGGTGCGCGCAATGGGCGCACCGGATCATAGGTTTGGGTCACAGGCATTAAGACACTCCCTCGATTCGATTGAGCTGCCGGTCAGCGTAGGAATAATTGACCGGATCCGTGGACTCGACGGCACGCGAGTCGGTCGGGACAAACCAGCGCATCAGCAGGTCGCGGGCATTCTGTTCCGCTTCCTCTTTGGTGGCGAACACCAGCGCATTGGCGCACCACTTGCCGTCAACGAGAACTTCAGGCTTCCAAGACATGGCAGGTCTCTTTCTGTTTGGAGCGGCGAAGCACCATGCCCCGCCGCTGTTTGATATCTAGCAAGTCACCCGATCAAAGTCAATAGCTATTTTTATTAATCGGGACAATTCTTCGCAGCGCAGTGTCAATATGCGAATCATTCAAACCAGCTGCATACAAACCACGCGTGTCAAAACCACTTGCGTGCAGAAGATCCCAACGGAAACGCTTGGCGCCCAAATCGCGCGCCACATAGCGCGACCACATAGCCACGCGGTCAGCGGCGCTGAAACGATTCTTGATAGCCGCCTCTAGCGCGAGAAAATCTTGCTGATGCATTTTCATGACAGCACCCATTTGATTGCCGCCGCATAGGTGTCGGAATCGGTGACCCATGTACTGCTCACATAGGCGCCGACGGCGCATTCGATCAGCGGGCGCAAATTAGAAATCAAGTCACGCATGGCAGGTTCCTTTCGTTGTGTGCCGCAAACCTAGACGGTCCTGCGATCAAAGTCAACAGTTATTTTTCAATGCAGATGGTAGGAAATGGATTTGATTTTCGGATTCCAGCAGGCCCGGCAATCGCCACACTTGCCGCCTTGTTGCGGCGCCGGACATGCCCGCGCGCCCTTGGCCGGCTTGCTGGAGTGAACGCGACTCGTTGTCGGCCATGCCTGAGTCGGATCACCATCCACCATGGTTGCGCTCACGCGGATCACCAGATTTTTCGGAATCGTGCCGCCTTGCGCTTGGTAGGCCTTCACAATGGCCAGCTCCCGCGTCGGAAGCCAATGCTTGATGGTAGGCGTCAACGCCGCAACGGCGCAAATCTTGGTGAGATGTTCGACGCTCTGCAAATCGCCTGAATCAAACCAGCGATGATAACCTTTCGCCAGTTTGCCAAGCGCCTTGCGGCCGCGTTTGTAGCGCAAGCTTTGCGCATGATTGATATGCGCCACCATTGCGGCCGTCCAATGCGGCGAGGCAATGCCGGCCAGTCGCTTGGCGTGGGCTTGCTGCACCGACGGGTAAAGATAGTTTGCCTTCAGCGCATAACAGCCGTAGCAAACCGAGCCTTTGATCTTGGCCAGTTTGGCGCCCGTGAGGCAGGCTTGTGCGGAAATGCCGTAGGACGTTCCCGGCATCTTGGCCGGATATCCGAGCGGACCGGCAATCGCGATAGCTTGCTTAAGATTCATTTGGCAGGTTCCTTTCAGTGTCCCGAATATAGCAGCGGCCAAATCAAAGTCAACAATTATTTTTTAATACCAAAGTCTAGTTGCAAAGCAAATGGTTGTTTGCTATGTTCGCATCATCGCAACAAGGAAACCTGCTCATGCCCGATATAATGACTGAGGCGCTAATGGTGACGGCACACAAACTGGGCCGCGCCTACGCGCAGAAGGAAAGCGCCGATATCGTCGGCGCTTGGTCGAAAGCACGCCGCTACTATCCGAAGCGGCCCGAGGCGCAAGAGGCACTGGTTGCCGGCTTCATCGGCGAGCGCCGGCGCACAGATTCGGAAAACACCGGGCCGCGGCCTTGACAGGCCGCAGCGCCGGCCTCATATTCGTGATACCAGAATAAACCACGGCGGAAATGGCCAGCAAGCTTAAGGCCACCCGCTCCCGGTTCGTGGCTAGGGCCTTGCTGGGCTGATACCACGGATCGGGGCCAAAGCGGCCGCCGTGATAGCAGAAACCATTGGTGGTAGCACCAAAGGTGCCCGCCGGGCCGCTCAAGACCCCCAGTCCCCGGTCCGGCGGGCGTTTTGGTACCATAAATTCCCGTTTCTGGCAAGTATTTGAAACTATTGGGCGATTTCCGTCGGTTTCCGGCAGCTTGCCGGAGGTTTAAGGGAGGAAAAGCCGGACGATTCGAGGGGGCAGGAGGGGGTTTTGGGGTGGGGTTGGGTGGTGGTAGCCATCTGTCCGCCCCTGCCCCCACGCGAGCAATAAGCCCCAACGCGAGCAATGACTTACCCCCGACGCGAGCAATAAGAGCCCCGCGCGAGCAATGACCCGCGCAAGCAATAAACGCGAGCAATAATCGCTAACGCGATCAATGAGTTAGCCTCAACGCGAGCAATGATCGGCTCTAACGCGAGCAATAACAACGACTTAGACCACAAGCTCTAACGCGAGCAATGAGTACCGGGCCCCACCTGTAGCGCGAGCAATGACCAAGGAAATAAGCCTAACGCGAGCAATGACTTACCCGCGTTCAATGACTCCAAGATCCGAGCACACCGAACGATCCACCACACACCCGAGCAGGTCGGAAGCAATGACCTTGGCCCCCTGCCGGATCACCAGCTCGATCCGCGGATCGTGGCCCTGCCGCAGCAACAGCTGGGCGATCTCCGTGCGTGGCCGGCGAATCTCCGTGGAAATCAACCTGTATTCATTGCTCGACGGGTCGGCGAGCAACGCCGCCCATCGTCCTCGCCCTTGCGGGATCAGCTGCACCATGAAGGTCATCGCACTCAAATAGGGCAGCGGGAACATTGGTTCCAGATGTTTCACGTGGATGAACGGCGCCGGTCCCGCTCCGCCACGAACCGCTCCGCCAGATCGAAAGCCAACCCAACCAGCGCCTGCC